TCGATTTGAGGCATTACAGCTGCCAATTTATCCAATGGATTACCTTCATAAGCAACACCACTGATATCATTTTTAACAAGCCAATCACAGGCTGCTTTTAATTCATGAGCAGAAGCTTCTCCACTCTTTATTCTTTTAAGGAATTCAGTTGTAACGAGCCGATGTAGCTCGTTAAACTGTTCTTCCGTAGCTCTTTTAGCCATTATGTTTTAGGAAATAACTGTTTCTCCAGAAATTCTACTGCTTTATCATCCACAGTGTTATCGGTAGTGGAAACAAGCTTCTTTAAAATATCAACAATCAGTCTTTTAACTGATTCAGAAGTTGCGAATTTGAGTAGGATAGGCTTAATTAGTAGAATCATTTCTTCTTAGTGGGTTGTTTTTGTTTATCTTGTGCTGATAAAACAGCAATTGGCACTACATCATTACAAAGTGAGACAAAATCAGTTCCCGGTTTAAGTGTAAAACCTCTTTGCATGAATCTTGTGCAGTTATCTATGCGAACAAGCTCATAATCGAGCCGTTGTTTTTGTAATTCCTTCTCAGCAATCTTTTTACATATATCAACAGACTTTCTATCTAGTGGTACCATGAAAGACATCTGTACTCCCCAGTTATGAGTTATATTATAAGACTCAGGATCGTACGGTTTACCTTCAGTACCTAGATAATAAGGGGAAAGGCTCATAACGGGACCGTTACAAACCACTCCCCTACCGTATTGTTGCCGTGAAACTCCAGAATTGTTCTGGAATTGAACAGCTTGATTGGTTACATTTCCTGTCGCAGCAGCTGAAGTCTGAGGGTTTAACACTGTATTCCCATCTTCAGCTTTAACTGGTACCCCTGCTCCTATTGAGAGAAGACTGACAAGGAAGTAGTTAGCGAAGTTGTGTCTATTGTTCTGTTTATATCTGTCACTTCGATTACTCCTGCAGCTCTGTTCACTATTTCTAGTTGAAAGTTCTGACCGGGAGTTGTTATATCGAAATTGGTTGCATGATCGTTTATATGACCTGAAGGGGTTATATTGTGACCAGTCCAACTGGAATAATCGCCTCCGTATACTGTGGTTTGTATGGTTTCTACGATTTGTTGTGTAGAGTTTGTAGTACTATTCATACTACCTTGGGTGAAAGCAGGGGTGACTGTATTTGCTCTAGCTGCAGCTGGAAATAGTAGCAGCAAAAATAGTAAATACTTGTTCATTCTGGTTTCTTTTTAGCCATGGGACAATTTACTGGACCTTTTTTATTGTTGTTGCCTGTAGTGAGGCCAAAGGTCGCTAGTGCTCCAGTAAACACACTAGCAACGAACGTAATATCAGAATTACCTGACTTCTTAACCATAGGTATTTCTACATAGTTCATTGTGATTATAAAACCACTCCAAACTACAACACCTAAACGTACAAATGTACCAAGAATTTGTATTTGATGTTCTTGATCCTCTGCCGCATCCTTCAATTTACCCAGAAGGTTCTTTGGTTTTTCCTGTGGGGTTTCCATTAAGTTTCTTTTGTATCCGTTTTGCAATCTGCATAATGATAGGTTTCATTACTTTAACAGTTTGCTTAAATAACGAAGTCACAGTAAGGGTGGCTATAACGCTCACTGACGCTGTAGTTCCTGCAGTCACGAGTATCTCTTCTTTGGGAACTGGAAACGTTAGGTCAGTGAATGGTATATCTATACGTTTAACTTCAGCAGCTTCTTGCTTTGGTTTGGGTGGCTTACCTTCTTGTTTTCTTGCTAGTTCTTCTTCCATAATCTCTTCCAAATCAGCTGTAATAACACCTGTAGGTGGTGCTAAAACACTTGGAGCTACAACTATAGTCGGAAAACTAGGTATATCTGCTGTAGGTTGCTCTAATGTTGGTGTTGCTATATCTATAGCACCCGGAATAGTTAAAGCATCAGGTAGAGTTATAGAAGGAAAGAGTGGTTCATCTCCCATATTTATTAAGTATTATTTTCCCAAATATCAAATGAAGGTCTCCCCCATTGTCCGTAAGTTTCATCACCTACAGGTGGTTGGATAGGGGTAAAATCTAGAGTGTTCACATACGACCAAAACGGACTATTAAATTTTGAGCCTGTTTTGTAATGCCATAAGACAAAGTTTGCAATTGAATCAACTTCTTTATGTAGCAAATGCAAGCATTGAGGAATATCTACTTTATTGATAAAACGATCATATCCAACCCTTGCAATATATAAATATAGACCTGTAGCTGTTGCCTCAAGTGGTTCAATAAATGCACATTGATTACCATTTAATAATGTACGTTCACCAACGAATGGATTGAAAGAACAGTAGTTATCAAACTTCATTGAATGTTCTATTTCATTTACTCCAAAGCGTTCTTGAAAGTCTTTTGTTGCTTCTTCTTTAGAAGTTAACTCACAATTATATAAATAACCTAAGCTTAATTTATCTTCAATAGGAACTACAAAAGTCCAACCATTAGGAGTTGCTTGTGCTTCTGTCCAAAGCATTTCTTTTTTTGGAAGGCTTGCAAGTAAAACAGAATTAATAGGGTTGACAATAGTATCTAAGTTCTCTTTGTCTCTAGCCTTTCGACCACGACAATCAATAATAAAATCAGCGTCAATCTCTTTTTCTGGATCAGTTATTTCTTGTTCTATAACATTAAACTTTCCACTAGATAAAACAGCATCACTTAATTTTTTCGGAGTGTAGTGAATCGATACTTGATCCATTGAGTAGAAGTCATGAAAAAATTCTTCTTTCTTTGTTCCCCATCTTTTATATAATATTCCTGTTTTTAATGTTGCTCCAATCTTGTTGTTGTACCAATTACAACCTAAAGAATTAGATAATAATTTAGCTACAGGAATAGTTGTTCCCTGACCTACTCGTTCAATTGGGTGGTGCTCTGAATCGTGATATAAATCAATCTCTAACTCTGGTAAATACTGCCTAAAATGTAATGCACTTAGACAACCAGCATTTCCTGCACCAATAACAGCTAATTTATAAGCCTTTTGCTGCTGGATCATGTTGTTTTATATATTTTTCGTAGAAATCACTAATCTCTTTAGCAGTAGGATTGTATAGATCCAGTCTATGTTTTTTACTATCTGAATCTGTATATTCAACTTGTGGCATTTTTTTTTAGTTAATTAAGATACGGGTAATGCATTGCTTGGGAATGTTCTGGTATTCCCTGGCCATATTATTCTAATTGCTCCTCCAGTACTATCTACATTTTGACCAGAACATTGAGCCGGAACAGCTACTGATCCGAATCCTCCACCGTAGGCATTGTCAGCATTTGTGTAAAAATCATGATTATTATTAGGATCCATTTGACTTCTATTATTTGGTTCACCGTATTGCCCAGCATCTCCATCTCTACCACTTTGTCCATTTCCGCCTTGCTGACCGTCAACAGTACCGCCGGTTCCATTACCAGTACCAGTACCCTCAACTGAAGGATTTGCACCTCCTCCTGTTCCATATAAATGAGAGCCACCGCCCCCACCAGAAGTAGTGCAAGCAGCGTGGTTACTTGCGTAATACATAGAAGATCCACCGCCAGCACCGTCATTTTGTCCATTACTCCCGTCTACTCCTTGGCTGCCACTTTGTGAGCCACCGGCACCAGCTCCACCATTACCAGGTTGAACAGTACCATTTCCGTCTATATATCCATACCCACCAGCTCCGCCACCAGCACCTCTTGAATAACTCCCCCAAGCAGAGGAAGTTGACCCACCAGCACCACCAGCACCTCCACCATCTCCAGTCCAACTACCACCAGTTTGGGCATTACCAGATTGACCTTCAACAAGTATGTTTCCTGCTGCATCTTTGAACCATGTGTGACTTGGATTAGTGTTTTGAGCAAGGTTGGTTGTTTGGATTGCCGCTGCAACCTGAACAGCATAACTTGTGCCAGGAGAGACAGTTATATTATTCTTCCACCCTAATCCGGCACCACCTCCACCGTGAGGTGTTCCGTAGTTTCCATACATTGCACCTCCACCAATACAGACAACCGAAATAGAAGTTACACCAGCAGGACATACCCAAGTAGTTGTATCACTAACCCATGTGTAATCTGAATGTCCAGAAGTAATAATGGCTTCAGTTCCTACATCTGGACCCCCACCCGCACCTAAGAGCATTTGTTGCATTGGCATTAGCTTAACCCCGCACCTGAGATGTAACAGGTAGTTCCATTAACAAATAATAGCGTTGCCATTCCCTTTTGAGCCAAAGTTCGATTACCTGTAGTTGCATCAGCTGAATTGTACATAGTTACACCACTTCCTTGAGTAATAGTTATGTTAGAAGTTCCGTGATTTAAAATAGTTACAGCATCACCCCCTGACGAATGAAAAACATTAGCTGGAACCGTTACATTGCCGTTGCAGCCAACATGCTTACCCGCATCTGATGCTACAAGCGTATAAGCTGAAGTTTGCCAATTCTGGGGTATACGTCTTACATCACCCTTATCATCGGTAACTGATCCAGTTACGGTTACACCCGCCGCTGTAGTCGTTAATCTGATATTCCCCGAATTGTATAAATAAAGAGTACCCGCTGCCGTTCTATAAATGTCATAAACAGAAGTGGTTCCATTATGTGAAGCTATAGACCAATCTCTATATTCTGCATTTCCATAATGGGTGAAGTGAGCATCCCCATCATCAGCTACATAAAATCTAAAACCAGTACCGACATTATCGTGATATGTCTCATTACCTATTCGACCATACCAGACATTACCATCATCACCAGAAATATTAATGACTGGTCCTGCACTACCGTTGTCTGTGAATGAAGCTGAATTAGCGGAAACTGCACTAGCGGAAACTGTACCTGACACCGTAGCTCCAGCCGATGTGGTTTCTATTTTTTTAGTTCCGTCGTGATATAGCTCTACGGCTCCATCTTTTATAAAACTAGCAGCCGAATCATTTCCAAACTTTATATCAATATTTCCAGAAGCTCCAGTCTTATCAATAGTAAAATTAGCTAGTCCGTTATGTTTTACATAAGTATGACCAGGTACACCAGTTAAATGATAAACCTCTAGATCTAAATCATTACCAAATCTAGCGTAAATATTATCGTTAAAAGCAATGCTTCCACTGAAGGTGCCACCACTTTTAGGCATCAAATTACCAACAGCTGTTACACCACCTTGCCAAGCACTACCGTTATAAACTTGTAATTCATTAGAAGATGTATTAAAATATAAATCCCCAGCAGCTAGTGAGTTACTACCACCATCTGTAGAAGGAGCTGAAGAAGCTATTTGATATAAATCATTGAAATTATTAACGCTAGTAAGATTACCTGCAACTGTATTAACATTTGCTATTGAACCTCCAACGTTAGTAACATTAGTATTGTTATTAGCAACAGTTGTTACGTTAGCTGAAATACCAGCGACTGTAGTTACATTTGCAGAGATACCAGCAACTGTAGTTATATTCCCTGCGATACCTGCAACTGTTGTAACTTCAGTTGCTTTAGGTGTTAATCTATGGAATGTATATTCATTTAATGTAGTAGTTGTTTCTACTAACATTCCAAAACCAGCTGCATAAGTAGTGTTTTGTGTTAAACCAGTTATGTTAACAGCCGTACCACCTACTGTCTGAGCAATACTATTATTACTTGTTACACCGCTTCCTGTAACTATATTTTCAGAAAGTGCTTTAATACTAACAATAGTGCCAGTACCATTATTTACATCAGGGTTAGCGTTTGGGAAATGATTTTCACTTGCTATTGCAACAAAACCACCTACATCATCAACAAGATCAATAATTCTATCATTAATAGCAGCAGTTGTAGCTATTGTTGTATCATTATCAGGAAAGGTATCACCATCTTTAATGGTATCCCCTGTGCTTACATTAAAGTATCTAGCATCAGAAGCTGATGTTGTAAAAAATGTAGAATCATCAACACTATGTGCAGCTTGTTCAGCATTAGTTACTGCAATTGATGCATCCAAAGAAGTAGCTGTAGCATTACCTTGTAGATCACCAACAAATCTGGTAGCACTTAAATAACCTGTTAAAGGGTTATAGGTAAAAGTATTGTCAGTTTCTCCAGCTAATGAACCTGTAGCAGAACCTACAAATAAAGGATAATGTGTTGCATCTGTGCTAGTATCTTGCGTAACAGTAACAGTAGCCGCATTACCAGTTAGATCACCTGTAAATGTAGAAGCTGTGACTGTACCATCAAAAGTAGCTGCACCAGTAACATCTAATGTACCGGGTATATCTATATTACTAGTCCATTCAACATCACTACCATTTGAAGCTGTTTGTATTATTTGTCTAGCAGCACCATCTTGTAAATTACTTACTGGTAGTTCTGTAATCTTTGCAGTTATTCTATTCTCAATTGCTTTAGTAGTAGCAATTCTAGTATCATCTGTTGTATACCACGTTTCGGTACTCTCTATTGTTTCATCACCTTCTGACCAAGCCTTACCTAATTTGTCATGTGCTTCTTGTGTTACATATAAATTCTGTAAAGCATTTTCATTTAAATCATTAGCTCGTATAGCTGAACCGGGGTAGAAAGTAGCTCTTAAAGCTTCATCGTTTGTATCACGATAAAGCCTTATAGCTACTGAACTTTTTGGTGCTCCACCAGCTTCTTGATAAGTTGTAGCACCTCCTGAAGGAGCACTAAATCTTATTGTAGTGGCATTATGTAAGGACCAGTTAGTTGTAATAACGCCTCCAAGACTTACTTTAATGTCTGTTTCGGCTAAATATGGGAATGTAAAAGAGTAATCGACGGTGGAACCGTTACCCGTAAAAAGATTTTCAATTGTTGCCATAATACCTTGTGTTGTTTAATACTTAAGTAGTTGTTCTAACTCCTTTCTACCCTCTAAACTATCTAATGAATTAGGTATATTACCCATTCTTAAAGCATTTTTAACTTGTAAATTACGTTCACCGATAGAAGAATATTGTTCGTGGAATCTCTCTAGAGCAGAGCAAGCAAACCTCATAGCATCTCTATGGATTCTATCTAATTCTTGATGCACTACTAATTCTTTAATTGCATAATCGGATTGTTTTTTCCAACCTCTTGCTTTTTTATACTCCTTCAATTTTTTGTTCCAAAAATCATCTGGAGCTGTCATCATGCCTTCTATTTGTCCAGCTAAATTCATATTATTAGCTATCCAGTTATTAATCCATTGACGATCTGTAGGTGTAATACGCATCTTTGTGATTGGATTAGATTTCATACTAGGTAAACTATCCCAACCAGTACTTAATAACCATTGTCTCCAAGGTTCCATATCACCATTAGATTTAAAGAATGGCATAAATGCATTGGTTGCAGCTGTTAAAGGCTCATGGAATCTAATTGGTTTACCAGTATACATATCTACTTGATCAACCAAATTAGCAGGATTCATAAACTTCCATTTGTTCGCCATTAAAGATCCCCAATCATTTTGTACATCCTTTAACTGTGGAGCGATTGCATTGTTCAATACACTCCTCATCCCAGATGGAGCAAAAGGTATTAATGAATCAGCTTGTCCAGCAACAAAACGTTTAAATGCACCTTCATCACCAGAGAACATAGACACAAGAGGTTCAAATCCACTAAGGAATGTCTTGTTAGCTACATTCATACTAATAGAAAACGCTAACTTCTGATACATTTGTTCAGTAGCAGCTTGATCAATACGATCAGAATAGTAAACTAGATCTCCTACTGTACTTAATAGACTATCAAATGGTTCAAATCCTTTATAACTATGCCATTCGCCTGTGATAGGGTTTTTAATTGAGTTAAATTTAGCACCCATATCTTGCATACGTTTACGCTCACCAGCACTATGAGGACCATTACCAGTAAGATTACCTTCTAATGCCCATAAACCAGCAGCTGTAACTACAGAACCACCCATTAACTGACGACCAATATACTCAGATTTCAGACTATTAAATGCATCTATACTGTAATCTAACCCATGCTCAGCTAAAGCTTCGGTCATAGTCTCAACTGTATTAGCAGTTAAAACTTTACGTGCTTTAGTATAGGCTGGTAATAAACTACTACCGGGTGTGAATGACCAAGCAACTTGTAATGAATTAATACCAGTTCTTGGGAACATGAATAAAGCTCTAGCAGCTGGTACTTTTTCAATGACTTGGTTAACTCTATTAACTAAATCATTATCTAAGTTTAGTGCTATTTCTTGTGCAGAATGTTTAGCTGCTTTATCTCTTAATAATCCAGTGTGATCAAATGCATCATCATATAATCTACGTTGTAGTTTATTAAAAGCATCTTTACTGAATGCACCATTTGTTTCTTCCATCAATTGTGCATAAGCCTTAGCTCTAGCACTACCACTAGCCATCATAGAGTTAGTGAAACCATCAATAGAATACATGGCATTAATACCCCATTTAGTAAATGGATTATTATTATACCAGTGCATACCTTTAGCAAAGTTCCATAAAGCAACTTTACCGTTTTCACCTTCAGCTCGCCAAACATCAGACATAGCTTCTAATGCTTCAAAGTTATCCATCTTAGCTGAACGTAGGTCTGCACGACCACGCATCATAGCTTCTTCTGGTTTTAACTTAGCTAGTTTCCATTCCTCTCCCATCACTTTAAAAGCACGTTTAATATTCTCAGAGAAACCTCCATATGTCCACAATGCTTTTTGGAATGATTTTGCATCACCTGTAAGTTTTGAACCTACTAATACTGTAGCTGGTTTAAGTGCAGTCAACATAGAGTTACCAGTGATTGCACGTAAAGGTGCAAGACCACTTAACATATGATTATAACGTACACCGTTTAGACCTTGTACTACTAAACTAGGTACTTCAGGTTCGGCATCATAGAATGCTTTTTTAACTAAACCTATATTATTTTCTGTCCATCTATTTAATTTATGGATTTGATCTACTTCACCATTAGTAGCTTCAATAGCTAAGACAATTGGTTTTAAATATTCAGGATTAGCTTTAGCTATCTTATCTAAAGTATCATATGTTCTATGACCTTTCCATTGAGCAGCTTCTAATCCTTCAGCAAATTCATCAGCTTGATTTAATAACCATTGGTTAATAGCAGATTGATCACCAGCTTTAGCTATTTGTTTAAATTCTTGAGCTTTGCTAACAACATATTTATTAGCATTAACTTCTTTATTTAAAAGCCTAAGCTTTTCAATCATTATTTCTTGTTGCCTACCTGTATCTGCTATATCACCTATAAGACTAACAGCTGATGCTGTGTCTGCTGCATCCCCAGCTACTTGGTTTGTAACCATAGCTGATGCTCGCATAGTCTTAGGATTATATATATCAGAAAAAGCTTTAGAGAACGCTTCTGCTAAAACAGGTCCATGCCTATAATCTACTTTGGCAGCATTATAGATATTACCTTTCATCTCATTGACAATAGTTTCAACTTGTTTTATACTAACTTCAGGTTTGAAAACATCATCATATAATCTAGTAACTGCTTTATTTATTTCAGTAGGTGGTATTACTTGACCATTAATTTTAGCTCCTACAGAAGCAGTAAGATCCTGTTCAAATAATTCACGTAATTGTGAAGCTCTTTCTTGAGCAGGTGCTTTAGCTAACTTCTTAAGGAATACTGTATCTACAACAGGTCTAGCTCTACCATTTGTAGTGCCTATATTATTTTGAATTCTATAATTATCAATTTTAGATTTAACTGGATTAGGTTGTAAATCTGTTACAACTCTAGCGTTAGGTCCAATTGGAGGATCATTGACAAATGAATCGTATTTAGTATTCTGTGGATCTTTTAATATCCTTGAAGCAGTTTCTCGTTTAACTTCTTTTGCTCTTGCAGCTCTACGTGATAATACCGATTCAGATATAGGGTCTTGACCTTCAAAACCTGTAGCATGTTTAGCTAAAGTTTTCTCAGCTGCTTCATCAGCAGGTATGAATTTTAAAGCCTTTCCTAATGCAAACGAAGCTAGTAGTAAATCTACACCAGCACTTAAGCCAGCTGCTTCCATTACATTCTTTTTCCTTATAATATCTGGACTATCTGTATCTCTAGTAGCCCAAGGTAGATCCCAACCTAACCAATCATTTAATGCAGCAGCTATATTATCTTGGTCTTTTGAATGGGAAGAGATAGCAGTCACACCAGCATCTACACCTGCATGAGCAGCTATAGTACCTAAAATACGTGTAACTTGTGGTATACTTCTAGCAGCTGTAGCGGCTTTTAAAGAACCAGTTACGATACCACCTGTTGCTAATGTAGGTACAATAACAGAGGAAGCATCTCTAATAACTTTATGTGCTGGGTGATTAGATCGTGGTGAGTTTTCATCCCACCATTCATCAACAGGTTTTAACCATGGAACTAGACCAGCAGTATCAGTAATGAAATCAGCTGTACCTAATGGTATTGCAGCTGCAGCATGGCCTATATTATATACAGCACCTTTATCTTCTGTAGGTGCTGCTTCCTCCACAGGAGCCTCAGATTCAGTAGAAGCTGCTGCTTTAGCATCTTCTTCAGATTTCCATTTCAAATACTTTTGATTATGTTGTTGCTCAACACGTTCTTGATCTGTCTGAGGTATATAATCTTGATTTATATCACTTGAAAAATCAGACATTATTGACCACCTCCCATTGCGTTAAAAATCTCCAATGCTGATGGACTGAATTTATTCCCATTATCTGGACCTTTATAGTTTTTAACTAATTCTTTTTTAGAAGCTGAAGTGTTTGGATGTTCTTGTATCACATTATTATACAACAATATACCTAACGTACCTTCTTTAGTTGCATGTGTACTATATAAATGTCTATGGTATTCTGGTGGGATTTTACTAGAATTTGCTTCTTCTATTGTATCTAAATTTTCTGGGATATCTATACCTAAGAAACGAGCTTGTGCTTCTAAAGCTTCTCTAGGTGTATATTTTAAAGTACCATCTGAATTGATTCCAAACTTAGTAACAAAATGTAAAACTGCAGGTGGGTACTCATGTTTATTATGAGCCAACCCTTTATAATAATCTTCTACCATTTTCATTGGGAAAACAGCTTGAGTAGATAATATATCAGGATTAGCTTGTACATCTTTTGATGTTATATTACTATAAGGATATGGTTCTCTGCCAGTATCAACACCAGCTGAAAAATCTTTAAATTCAGGTGATTGTACTGTTATCTCTCTACCATCTTTTGTTATTATTTTACGTTGAGATATTGAATAAGCACCATCAGCAATGTCTTTATCTATCTGCCCTTTAGCCCATATTAATGCATCTTCTCTACCTTTCCCATCTATAATAGCCATTTTAAAATATTGACCCAGTTCTCTTTTAACTCGCATTTTAGCTAAAGTAGAAGAACTAACATTCTTACCTTCTGAACCATGTTGTTTTAAAATATCTTCTACAATAGTACTGGCTTGTGATGTTACTACTTTGTTTTCCTCACTAGTAAAATTAAAAGGACTTGCTTCATCAGCACGCTTTAACCAGTCATTAGTTTTCTTTGGACTTAACTGCATTCGTATGACATCACTCCTAGTCAACGTTTTATTGTTCAACATGTCCCATAAAAATGGTTCTCCTATTTTATCGTTCATTGCTGAACCTGAAGTTAATCCATATAGTTCTAATAACATGCTTCTAGCTGACTCGTTTTTATTATTTTTAGTATATTCACCTAATAAGAATTCTTTTTTATTAGGTATGTTTTCCCAGTTATTTAATATATCAGTCCTTATAAGTTCAGCTTCGTTTTTCTCTTCAGATACTCTTTTAACTCTTTGTGCATCTAATACAGCAGCTCTTTCACGTACAAATTCAGTATATGCAGCTTTATATTCATTGAATTTTTTATCATTCCTTTCATACCAAAGAACAGGTTTACCACCGTCTCGTGGTTTCATTTCGTAATTAACTAATTCATTTAAAAACCTTTCATCTAACACACCAGTTTTTAATAAAGCTACAGTTGCTCTATGTCTATTAGCTTCTGCACCGATAAAATTAGTTTTACCAGCTTGTAAAGCAGTCATATCAAACATAGCTCTTACACCACCTGTTTTAAATTTGGTAGCTAAGATATCTTGAAATTTTGCATCTTCAGCTTTTTGAAAATCTTTAGAAATCTGTTGACGTAAGGTTGCAATACCACGTCCATTAACTAAAGCTACCTTTTTTTGTATATGTTCAGAAACTAAGTTCTCACTTATATGACCTACTCCCGGTTGGTTTATATATTGATTAGATAAAAGATCTTGTAACTGTTGGAATCTTACAATATCACCATTACTCCAAGCAGCACCTAAAGACATAGTTGTGCCGTCAGGTAGTTCTAGTGGAGTGTTATATTTACTCCAATAGTATCCTTCATACTTTTCACCTGCTTTTACAGCTTCGCCTTCACGTAAACCTTTTAGCGACCAACCGCTTAGGTTTCTTATATTTTTTATCCTATCCCAACTAGCACCTTTAGATCTAAGTTCATTGATCAGTTCATTATTCTTACCTTCGTAATCTTCAATCTGACTATCTAGATTTTTTAAATGTTTTACATCTGTTGAATCTAGATCATAACGTAAAGCTAAATTCCTTCCGTATGCTATTCTACCATCTTTATAACCCTCTATTCCTTTTGTAAGACTTTGTTTAATAAGATCAGAAAAAGGTGCAAGAGCTTGTAATCTTTCTTTACCAGCTGATTTAAGTTCAGCTGCATTATTTAATAAGACTTTGTGGTTTTGATCTAAAGCTTGTTTAAATGTACCAGCAAAAGCTTGACGTAATTTAGTAGCTTGGTTGCGTTCTTGTTCTTCTTTTTTAAAATTATTCTCTAGTTTGGAAAGGAATCTTTCTCGATTAGCATCTTCCTTGGCTGATACTTCTTTCCATTGTTGTAGATACCTTCTGCCTTCTTGTAAAAATTTAGAAGAAACATCAGGAGTTTTTATTAAATTAGATTGAACACTACTTTTCTGGGCGTACCCTCGAAATTGGCTCATAATTAGTTGTTGTTAAAATTATTTGAGACCCCACTGTTCAGCTACTTAAGTAGCTAGCTACTTTATCTCCAGCTGCAGCTGCAATTGGATTTGCAGCAGCCAGTGCTAAATCTGCACCAGCACCGAATAGATTAAGCATCTGATTACCACCTGCTTGGTTGATACCACGTACAGGTTTTGGTCCCATCTGTGCTTTAGGTATTGCGGCTTGTGACATCTTAGGTGTTTTGAATGGTAACTCTTCCATAGGTGGGTCTATAGGTTTGATAGGTACATTACCCCATGCACTAAGATCTGCTTGGTATTTGTCCATAAGAATCCTTTGTTGATCTGCTGCATATTGAAGCTCAGCACTATCTCTAGAAGCTTGTACTTGTTCTCTACCAAACTCAGTTCTTGTACCAAGTTGTGAGAATTTTAAACCAATACCTTCTTGAGCACGTTCAGCTTGTTGAACTGTGTGCTCTAAGTTTTTAGAAATTTCTTCATATCTTAGATTTGTCTTCTTAGCTGTATCCATTAAACCTTCTGAAATTCTTCTAAAGTTTAATGCTTCAGATGCATCAGCTCTAGTAATAGAATCAACAATAGCAGCTTGTGTAGCCCCGTGGGACGCTAATAAAGCTTGTAATGCCTTACCTGCTGAACGACCTGCTTGACCTAGATTTCTTTGAGCACCTTCTTTTTGAACATACTCTCTTCTTAAGTCTTGCATTTTAAAACCAGCCTTAGCTCTAGTTTCATCTAATCCTTGCCTTAAACCTGCTTTATCTAATGCAGCTTGGGCTTGAGCAATTTCTTTATTTAGTGCTGTACCTTTAACTTGTAATGCAGCAATTTCATCTGCTTGTACTATTCTATCAGTTAAAGAACTTGTTTCATATGCAGCTGTTTGTCCACCTTCATAATACTTTAAAAGTAAATCTCTATCTTGGAAACCAAGTGAAGTTAAAGTATCTTCATAAGATCTGGCTGTATCATTTAAAGCTATTAAACCAGCAAGACGATTGAAATCCATTTGAGATGAATAACTATCTAAAGCTTTTTCATAAGCAGTATCTTGAAGTTGCATAGTATACTGTCTATTTCTTTCTCTTCCAGTCCAGCCTTTAATAGCATTTGCATCAGCATACATTATTTGCATATCTTCATCAAGTGAAGTGCGATACTGATCCCATTCTTTTTCAGCTATTTTACTTTCTAGATTAGCATAAGCAAATCCAAAATTATCTGCATTTACTTTATCTTGTGCATTTAATAATGCTTCTTGTCTGTCATAAGGTGTAGGACCAAACCAACCTGTATTGTCTAAAAAATCTTTAAGACTCATTATGTCCTCCTATAAAATCGTGGTGAGTAGTTTCCTTCCCACATCATTGAAGTCAAAGAGACTGGAAAAGGTGAGTCACTAAAGACTCTTAATAAAAAGTTATCTGTACGTTGATGTATAGGTACTGTGTATATGTTTTGATCTGTCATAGGAACGTCATCTGCTAAGTACTCATTTGCTTCTTGTACAGGTTGTATATCATACCAGTTATCTATATAAATTTCAATTGAATCTGCAGCTGTTGTAACATTAGCAGCTGTACTAGCAGCAGCTGGAGCTGAGTTAAACGTAACTGTAATTCTATCTGGTAATGTAGCATGATCAGCTATTGTAAAACCTGTTGTTTGAATCTCACCGTTCTTTTTAATTTTTATATTAGCTCTATCTTGTACAGTAAAATCAGGTGAAAATACTGTATTACTACCATCCCCTGTAAATGTCTGTGTACTACCTTTGTAACCATCAGATTTCAATTTAAATCCAATAGTACTAGATCGACCAACAGAAAACTTCATACGTGCAATTGTTAAAGCAGCTGTATAATCAGCTATACCTTTATCTATTTGATAGTAAGTTTTAGGTAATGTTATATCATAATTATATCTAAATCCTACAATAACTTTAGTTGCAATAGAACTGAAATCTTTATTTTTTATAGCGAAATAAGGACCAACACCATCTGAACCTCTATCAGCTGCTTGTGTAAAACCTGAATCAGTATCACCAACACCACCAGCAATTACAATGATGGGTTCTAGTGAACTTATATCAGCATAAGGAAGGTAACATCTAGAGCCATTAAATACTTCAGCCGTAGCTGCTGCATTAGACCCTCCACCTCCGCTAAATGTGACTGTAGCACCATGTAAATAATCCTTACCGGGATTGGTAATAGTAACACTAGCCACAGCACCAGAATTAAGAACTGCTGTACCTGTAGCATTTGTACCACCATTTATAGCTGTTATAGTTACAGTTGGAGGACTACTATATCCAGATCCGCCTGCAGTAACTGTTATAGATTCAATAGGAAGATGTGATACTGAAGAAGCTTTTGAATACATATCCATATAAGGATTTAATTGTATCCCACTCTGAGTGACAAGAATTTCATCCTCAGGTGTAGCACTTAAGTTACCACTTACTAATTGATACCCATTAGATACTTTAAGTATAGCATATATAACATCTGAATCAACAACAAACTCTAACACTTTACCAGCTAGTTGCCAGTTAAACCAAGCTTGTAATACTTCTTGCTCACCATCTGTATGAGTACGATAGAAATATACTTTCTCAGAATCAGCACCAAACATTGCAATGAACGAGTTCTGAGGACTAGCTACTAGGTTGTCTATACTCTCTGGTATATACTCAGCTACAACTTTACCTACATCTCTTACTAAAGGTACCTGACCTTCACCTCTAGGGGTCATGCCAAATACTTTAGAATAAGCAGGTGTTTTACTAATAAAGTTTACTGTAGTACCCACATCAACAGGGTCTATTTTAGTGTCCATCTCATAGTTAGAGAGTCCACGTATCAGAGCTGTAGTTGGTGATAGATTACCATCAGCAGAATACATAATAAACTGTTGATTCTCAGAGAATAGAATTAAACCAGATGCTACAGGTATAATACCATGCAGTACAGCAGGTCTAATACTAGAACAACTAAGGTCAACAGGGTCAGCTGCACTAACAGTTTGAGCTGTAATGTGGTAGAAATTATAAAACTCACCAGACTGACTCATAGATACATTATCTTCAGTCAAGAAACCTAGTCTATTATTATAGAAAAATGCTTGTTGAATCTTAGCATCTTTAAATGAAGGATGTGAGTTAGTAGAATCATCACCAACTAATCTTGCAGTCCATGTAATAGGTCTAAAAGTAAACGCATTTGTACCCGTATTAACTAATTCATGTGGCATGGTAGAGTCAGTCAAACCGGGAGACATACCATAACCTAATGCTTCTTCCCAATAACCGGGACCAGAGACACCATTAGTTGCTACAAATGTAGAATAATAAGTATCGTTTGCATTAGCTGTATTAATAATCTTTACCTTTCTACCGTTTATAGATTCTGTAGGTAGATCAGCTACACTATTAACTGAGTCTTGGAAACTAACTAGCTCTGTACCAGAGGTACCACCTTTAGCACTAAGAGTAAAAGCAGTGTTATGTGTTATTTCTAAGGTTGTAGAAGTAAGAGTCACTGACATATTACTATTAAAACCATCAGCATTAGCTGCTATTTTATTTTCAATTAACTGTTTTAAACCAGCTGTCTGTGGACTATCTACTGCGTCTGAAGTGTTACCTAAAATATGCCAAGCATTTAGTTTAGGATCAGTAGTAGTTGTACTACCAAATGAATCAGATGCATAGGTAGGTCTTGAAAATGTTATCTCAGAATTACTACCTACTTTAATTTTAATTTCATATGGTGAGCTATACTCAATACCTTTTAGTCTAACAGTTGCATTTTTATTTGCAGTATAAGAAGGATCTGCTTGTGTAGTAACAGTCTTCTGTTTGTTAGTTATAATAGAAGTATCTTGTACAGTTAGTATATGGTAGTCATCTTTTGCAACAGCACTTAAGTAAGCTTTGTGAGTATTAGTAGCTGTTACAGCACACTTAACATAATCACCATTACCATCAGCTGTAGCATTCCAGATATGTATAGCTGCACTTGCTGCTGAAGCATTACCTAAAATACATCCTATATATTTTTCATCATTAGCACGATGGATGTAAAACCATTTAGCATTATCTAAAGATGTACCTGTAAATTCGGAACCACCAGTAGGTACACCATCTTTAAGTTTCGTAAGGAATTTAGTTCCGGGTCTTTTTTGTAAACCAAAGGTAGGGTCAGGGTAAGCGTTTAAAGCCTCTCGAACTTGACCGGGAAACTTCTTATCATCTGGTTGCTTAGATACCCCACCTGTATAACTTTGGACACGTTGTGTAACACTTGCCATTAGCGTTGTAAAGCGTTGTAAGGTTTGTAACTTGTCTTATACCTCTGTCCTTGTGGGTGTCCAAAGAATGAGAAATCACCTTGGTTGCACTCATATTCTAAAGCGTTGGCTCTAGCTAGTGCTTCTCTTTGTTGTAAGGTTTGAATTAATTGTGGATCTCCTACAATACGTTGAGCTGTAATTGTAGCAGCTTTAGATACAATATAGTTTTGCACTGGTTGAGGTAAGTCTACCCAATCAAAAAACCATACTACATCTGTTTCATACTTAGTGTTTGCAGTATTACCTAAAGCATAAGTATGATTATATCTATCATATAATTTACCTGATCTTCTGACAACATCTATGTCACCAGTATAAGAATCAGAGAAATCTATCTGTAATATATTATTTGGTATTGCATATTCTTTATCAGCATCAGTAGTTATTTCATATTCAAATTCTTGATTGAAAGTCCAACCTTCTGCTTGTACTTCTTTAGAGACCTGTAACAATGTATCGTATGCAATCGCAACGTCTGGGTTGGTTTGGTCTAACGTAGTTACAGGAGCCTGACCCACTGATGCGAGTATTTGATTAACAGCAGGTAATTCTTCCGTAGCATTAGTGGTAGGTATAGGCATAATAATATTTGTAAATAAAAAAAAGGGAACCGAAGTTCCCCCTTGTGTTTATCTGGATACTGTTGGAGTATCACATTCTACGCCTGTATAAGCAAAGCGTAGGTTTTTTGTTTCAGACTTTACATCTGATCTTGAAAAACTACCACCTTCAGTCTGTGCTACAGAAGCACGAAGAGCTGTGGTAGTAGAAGATGCACCAGAAACACCATTGTTTCCAGCGGCTGTAGCAGCATTAGCCATAATTAAATTCTATATTAAGCTTCTCCTCTAGCAGATAGACCATCCGATTGGACTTGTCTACCGTATTCTAAAGGTGTTAACGCATTAGTTGTAGTAGAACCTACTCCACCGCTAATACCATTAGAAGCAGAGATAGTTCTAGTTGTTGAAACTCCGGGTTTAACTGACATAGTTTACCTCAAGCAGTTTGAATTTCAATAGCAGCAGCAGGGTTAAGTGTGCCAACGCCCATCGCTAAGCGTCCAACGATTAAATCGCCTTGGTACATTGTCTTAATATCCGCACCACTAGTTTGTACTTGTGGTCCAATAGCTTCGACAACGCCAGCTGCGTCCTTCTGGTAGATAAGACCAGCATGTTGTGAGAAGTCGCCATTGTATGCGTTGTTCTCACCAGCTTGTGAATTAACTGTACCAGCTTTGAAAGGTAGGTTGTTAGAACGCTTGATGTCGATACCTGCAATAGATACAAGGCCATCACCAGAGTTCAAGTTACCTTGTGTATTACCATAGTCACGGTTCAAGATGTTTGAATCAACTTGAGAGACCAGTGCGTAGTACTGTCTTGGAGATAGTACCGCTGTTCTACCAGACTTAGGTAGGTTTTTTTCATCAAGGATAGAAGCTGCTTCGAAGAATGCATCAACTAGGCGTTGAGCATCATACTCATTATTAGCTCCAATCTTAATGATAGAACCACCAGGCTCTGGGCCAGGTGATGCTGTGATAGGATGTGCTTCACGAGCTGCTAATGCAACTGTACGGAAGACCTTCTTGTCATATGCCTCAGCTAGAGCGTGTCCAATCTTCTTGGAGATCTCTGATCTAAGTGAGTAATGAGCAAGTGTTTCGTCTAAATCATATACGAATGCTGAGCTGATTAGAAGGTCATCGCATACGATGGTCTTCTCAGCTACTGGAGGATCACCAGATCCTAAGATTGGTTCTCCGGGTGTGTGGTATGCGGCTTGCATACGACCTGTAAAGATGAACTGTAGTGACTTACCGTTCTTTAGTTGACGGTTCTGTACAGTACCCTTTGCAATTGTTGCTGACTCATAAGCTTTAAATAGCTCACCTGAGAACAGCTTAAGATATGTTGCGTATTTAGTATCATAAGCTACACCTAAACCCAATGGGGTTTGGCTGGTATTATTAATACTACCAATACTGGTTGCTAAAGTATTAGCCATTTCAATAGAGAGTGTGTATAGTTTACTAGCTCTCGAACGTTCAAGATATTATTCAATTGTGGTTGTGGTCTTTTCCCACCGTCGACGGCTGAGGGTATCCAAACTGTTCTCCGTAGATAGTTGTTTGGGCCAGAGCCAATTACAGAGAGGTCCGACACTGAGGTGCCTCTCTGCTATGGAAGTTAACGTGGAGTACTTCTATATGTATGAAAAAGGCTAGAGCCATAAAGACTACTAGCCATAGTTCATTGAGCTTCTTCACTTAGAACTTCATGTATTCAATATATGAACCAGCCTTTAGAACAAGGTCAGCAGCATTACTTGTGTTCTGAGCAATTTGAATAGCTAGATCACCAGCTGTAGCACCGTTTACTACACTACCATCGATAGCATATAGAACTGTACCATCAGAAGAACCTGTTAAAGTTGCTTCTGCTACACCAGTAGCTGTAGTTTCAAATGCTGTTGTTAAAGCATCAGTTCCACCAGCTGCAGGTAGTGCAGAGATGTGTGATACGCCACGGAATGCGGAAGCACCACTAGGTGTTGTAATCTTATACTTAAGATCGCAATCAGCATCAACAACAAAGTCAAGCCAAACTCTAAATACAAGGCGTTCGTACTTGCCTAAAGAAACACTCAAAGGTGTTCTATAAGTAGCACCATCAGAACCACCGCTAGGAAGGTTACCACCAGTATCAGCTGAGTCAATTATGTAGTCATTAGCAACTACTTTACCAGAGAAAAATTCACCGGGAGAATATACAACTGTACCAGCTGCAGTATTTTGATTAAAAGGCATTGTTTTAAATGTTTATAAAATTAATTGTGGGACAGTTCCGCTGCCCCAACCGTGGGTGTTTAGAAACTAAACTTAGCTCCTAGCTTTGTGCCATAGTTACGATCTTCATCACCATTAGTGACGGTAGATACTTCACCATACACACCAAGACTTTGAGATACATTAAAAGTACCTCCAAGCTTTCCAGATAATTCAGTCTCTGTACCGTCGATACCATCAACGGCTACAAGAGCTGGACCACCTTGTACGTAGTAGTCAACATTACCTGCAGTACCTTCATATCCAACGTGAAGATCTACTGTTCTACCTTGGTATTCAGATCCTGTGTAACCGTCATTAGACTCAGCGTTCAGATAAATACCAGCGGATGCAGGTGCAGACGCTAATGTGGTGGCTGCGAGAGCAAGTGCAATTGTTTTCATTAAATTAGTTTTTGTAAGATTTGTAGTAAGCGATGCCACGATATTTAAGTTTCTCTGATCTCTCTAAAGCTTTCTGCTCTTTAACACGAGCTTGTAGTTCTAGTTGAGTCATAATAAAAAACCTCAATACCTAAGCCCCGTTCCATGCTTAGGTTTCATGCGTCCCAAAAGGAT